ACCAAGGAGACCTATGCAAAAATTTGAGTACCCCTGTCCAACAAAAAGTGGATATCATATATGTAATACCCAATAACGGTAAAGAAAAAGAAGAAGCTAAAGCTTATTCTTCTTTTTCTTCTAATACTCCTAATAAAGGAAGTACTCCTTTAGCGCGCGCGTGTGAAGAAAAAATCCAATCGGCCGAAATCGTACAAATCTCGAACATCAAACCTGAACCAGTACCGCAAGAAGAAAGCACCGAGATACCAACCTTGGCTACTGGCTATCCTACGGAGCCAGCCAAGGTTTACCAAACAGAAGAAATCCGTGTTGTGGAAACTGAACTTGTGACGAATTGTCACCGATTAGGTGAGATTAGCCTTTTTCAGGACATTCCGTTACTAGCCAACTTGCTGACCACACCCTATACCAAAACAAGGCGGGGGGCAAATTGTCCCTCCCCTTACAACACAATAGCCAATACCGAAAACCCCAATCCAACCATCGACATTTTGTCGACAGCTCACCCCGAAATAACCAAAAAACATGAGGAGGTTATCCAAATGAAAGACCAAATACCCCTAGAACCAGAGCGAAACATGGAGTTTGAACTAAGCGGTGCAATCTTCAAAAGTTTTGGCGGAGTAAAGTCCGATGAGATCATGGAAAATTGTAAGTTCATCCCGATAAACGAAAATAAACTCGGTGTTCAGCTTAGCAATGGATTTAGTTTGACTCCAACTGATAGAGATCGCCTTAAAACCTGTATACGCTTGGTTTACGGGGAGGGAATTAATATCATTTCTTCTGCTGTATTAAAAATAGCACAACCCAAGACTGAAATTTTGGTAAAGCCGCAAATCCAGCAATATTATCACCAATGGACTAGGTTCAAAAATGATCTGCTGAAATACCTGCCAGAAAAAACTGGCCATCATAGCCTTAACGTTTGGTTTGATAAATTTCGAGTTAGTGAAGATATGACCAGTAATCGAATTATCCTAACTGGCTCAAGGTTTTACGTTGATAGCGTTTACAACAGATTCCAAAGTGCGATTGAGTACGTGACCACAAAAAACAAAGTGACGCTTGAACTACATTTTGAAAACAACGAAGAGAAACCAATAATTTACAAACCGAATGGAGGGGGTAGATGAACAGTACAGACGAGAATTATACATATCCGCACAAGAACGATCTCATAATGTGTTTAATGAGTTTAATTGAGGAGTGCCAAGCCGAACATACAAAAAAACTTCGTAAAATTTTTGAATGGGCTAAAAACGACGAAGATAAAGAGACTTTAAAAAGGATGATTAGAGCTAATAGAGTACTTGAAGAAGGATTAGACGAAGACGCTACAAGTGGATACCGGAAACTAATTAACGATATAACAGATTTTAGGAGAGTGGAATAATGAGAGATAAATCTACAGCAATAGAAGATAAATTACCGAAAGTCACTCACGAAGGAGGCTCGATGGCAATGTTGCAAATTATGGCAAATCGTGAAGCGGAGTTAATAACTGAATTAAGGGATGAAATACGTCAAGATATGAAAGATTATAAACTCTTATATACAAAGGAAAATGTAGGAACAGAATTGGCCACTAGTTTTTTATTTGGGGGGGACGATCCCTATATTCTTAACAAAGTTAGAAGCTTTTTTGGCGACTATCTAGATCAACAGATCGATAAGAATATTACAAAACTTAAAAAACTAATTGAGGTAAACAAAAATGCGGAATAGTGCAGAAATACAGTTGATAGGCTATGTGTACCAAGATGCAAAATGTCCGAATGAAGAGGCCTACCCGAATTGGGTAACGTTCAAACTTTGTGTTAATAAGAAGTATAAAGATAAAAGCGGTGAAGAACAACGGGATACTACTTGGTTTGAATGTAAATCCAACTCCGAAACAACTTCCAAACTTATTAAGCGGCTTGTAAAAGACAAGATGGGTCTGTTTGTTAGAGGAATACCTAAGGCCAAGGCCTATACTACTAATAGCGGAACGGCAGAGGCGAACATCGAGGTGCTAGTGACAGAATTTAATATCCTAACTGCTCCGAGGGAAGTGGAAACTGACAAAACTACCTATGGCATAGAAACCTTGAACAAAGGAGCTAATCCGCAAGAGGAGCTAAAGACGGGAAGATATAAAATAGAAAGCGCAACAAAAAAAGCTGCTCCAGAAGTAGAATTGCGTGATGATGAAATACCGTTTTAGATGAATCTGCTAATACAGGTTAAAAAGATGACTAAATCATTATCGGTATTTGATATTTTTTCAGGAATAGGTGGATTTTCTATCGGTCTAGAGAAAGCAGGAATGCAAACAGTAGCTTTCTGTGAAAAGGACTCTTTTTGTCAGAAAATATTAAAAAAACATTGGCCTGATGTTCCGGTATTTTCAGATATATCAAAAGTCTATAAAGACGATTTAAAAACACTGGGACCGATTGACATTATTGCGGGAGGTTTTCCTTGTCAGGATATTTCTTGCGCAGGAAAACAAACAGGAATCAACGGGACACGATCGGGACTTTGGAAAGAATTTAAGAGGTTAATTAATGAACTCAAACCAAAATATGCAATTATCGAAAACGTGGCAAACCTTCGTAGTAAAGGACTTGTCGCCGTCCTGCAAGATTTATGGGAGATCGGGTATGATGCAGAATGGCATTGCATACCAGCTTCCGCCTTTGGTGCGCCTCACAGACGGGATAGAATCTGGATTATGGCCTACCCCACTTGCATCGGCAAAGTCGGATTGTCCATCGGAAAGGATGAGACAGAGTCCACACTTGGAGACTATTGTAAAAATGCTACCGACACCGACTGCAAGCGATGCGACTGTGGGAGATATAATTGGCAAGGACGATATCTACAAGACGACCTCGAGTGGAAGTATTCGGAAGCACACCAAGAATGGGACATCGGGGAGTCTGGGATTAGCAAGACATGTAAGATTCTTTCCGACCCCAACTGCCCGAGATTACAAGGATACTGGGGATCTCAAGAAACTAGCGCAATATGTAAGCAAGAGCAGATTAGCTTGTACTATCGCGCACGAGGAATTGAACAATGGGGAATAGAACCCCAATCCATACCGAGGCTAAAAGATGATCGTCTAAATCCTGATTGGGTAGAGTGGCTCATGGGCTTTCCAAGTAGCTGGACGGAAAGCGGAAGTCGTAGGCAGCGTCTTATGGCCTTAGGCAATGCAGTTGTGCCATTAATTCCAGAGTTTTTAGGCAAAGCGATCCAAGATAAATAGAATATAATAAATAGAGGGAGTATGGAAAAGGACTATGACGATTACGAAACAACAAGACTTGCCCTGCGTCAAGATATGCAGGATTATAAGCTTTATCAGGAAATAGAATTAATGGGATGTAGCGAGGAATTTAAGCCGCTGTTAAACTCCTTTCAAACGCATTTAAAGTATATTATTAGGAGAGGTATAGAGAAATTAGATAATGACTAAAAAGAAGTACAACAAGACGGCAGCAAAAAACAACTTTAGCAAAGAAGCTCTAACAAAAATGTGGAACGAGTCCAAAGAAGATAGAGCCTTAGCATTAATGGCAGAGAATTTTGACGTAGATCAAGCGTTGAAAGAGTATAAAAAAGGCTATCTAGAAAGGAAGAAAAACGAAATTTCTAAATAAATAGAAAAAGATGATATTATGACCATGGAAGCTAAGCAACTACAGCATAAAACCAATGTAGTTAAAAAAAAGAGGAAGAGAATTCGGATTAAAGAAAAACCTGAATTTATAGTAGAAAACAAACCAACACAAACAATCTGGAGCTGGATTAAAGATAAGTTTTTGTGAAGAATTAACAAGAAATTACATAATATCCATACTCCAGAATCCCTATAGGAAAAACATGAAGACTGAAAAAAATTTTATAAAACGTTTTACGAGTGGCAAACCGACAAAATATGACAAAGAAAAACATATAGGGTTGCTGTTTAATGTTTTTAATAAAGGCAAAGGATTAGCTGCTTTTTTTAATGCAGCTTCCATTGGTAAAAAAACATTTTATGATTGGTTAGAAGCCCATGAAGAATTTAAAGAAGCTTATGAAGCGGCAGTCTATCTTGCTCAAGAAATATGGGAGGATTACCCAAAAGACATCCCTGATTTCAATATTCCCTACTGGTCAATAATAATGCGTAACCGTTTTGGATATGGCAAACCAAAAGTCCGAATAGTAAAAGATGCTACGCCTATTGCTCGTATGAATGCTATCTGGGATGGGCTAGAAGAAGGGGAGCTAAGTGCGCAAGAAGCAACTCAGTTATCTTCTGTAGCTAATACACATGCTAGTATCTTGGTTAATCAAAAACAAGGAACTGAGCCGTTTGAATTAGAAACTAAAGAGGAGATTATGGCTAAAGTATATGCCATTCAAAAGGTAATAGATTACAAGAATGGGAAATTATGAGAGATAAAAGAACATGCGAGACAATAAATAAAATGTCAACATATACCAAAAAGACAAAACCCCTTACCGAGGAGCAAGTTAAAAGAGTGCTGCTAGATTGTACTGAAGTTAATCCAGAGTGCCCTGAATCAGTCCGAAAATATGGTGAACGGTGTGAGATGGTAGGGGAGTTATATAATGGTTATAAAAATTATATGAAAACTGCTGGCGAGAAAGGCGCAAAACTACAAGTCGATAAACATTCCATGGACAAGATAGAGCGATTAATAAGCTACGAAGATGAATACATAGGCTAACTATGAGCTGTAATATTTAAGTGAATTAGCAACTAGGAGGTTCGCCGTATTTGTTTGTGTCAGGCGTGCCTTTTTTGAACATTAAAAATATAACAAAAATCAAAGGTACACTGATTAGCATAGAAATAGGTACACTGATCATCTTAGAAATAGGTGCAAATGATATTAATTGCCACCAGCCATTAATATTTAAGTCATGCAATCTTCTTGCTGTTAGAAAAAAATACCTAACAAAATACAAAAACGTAACAATGAAATAAGCTTTCATTAAAAAAAACATAATTAATGACGAACTCTTAGAGAAATAATCTATTACTTCATTTAAATGATAAAAAGGGATAAACCAAGTTAACAATCCAACGATATACTCTTTCCTACTAGCTCTACCTTTAGAGCTGAATAATTTTTTAAGAAATAAACATCTGAAGTTATTAGTTAACTTATTCCATATATTCAAATAATTCTCCTGCACTTATAACCTCCAGTTCTTTCATCAGTTCACGTACTCCCCCTTCGCTTATGTAAGCATCCTCTATTGCATGAAAACCACAAACTACCATGTCTTTTGCATTAAGTGCTGAATAAAGCTTTTGTGATATTTTAGCAATTATTTTATCAGCCGCATAACCTTGCATATCATCGTACAGTGCATAACATTTGCTAAAACTAACAACTGCTTTATTTCCTATCTCCCACCTATCTTTAACGGAAGCCATAAAACTTTTATCAACAACTATATTTTTAACGTCAATTCCTTCTGCTTCTGCCTTTGTCAACAAAGCCTGTATAGCTTCTATCTTCTCGAGTTTGCTACCAGCTAGTAGCTTTGAGTATTGGTCAAATTTATATAAAAATATAATAATATCTTGTACAGTTTCATTTTGCAAAACCTTAGCAAAATCCCCCTCACCAGTAGTCGTTATTTGATTACCTGAAACGTCAAGAACCTTTAAGTTTGGTAAACTACCGCGTTTAAGTAAATTAGCCAGAATACTTGCATCACAATCATCCATATCACTATTGCTTAAATTAAGATTAGTCATAGCTGTAACATCATTCTTTTCTAATATAGACAGAACATTCAGAAAATGGGCAAACTGACTTTCTTCACAGTGTTTACAGCCAGAATCAAAGGTTTTGGTATTAGCTTTTCCAGTCACTACTAACTCTTTTGTTATATTTTCTTTCCATCCTTTAATTGAATATCTGTTGTTAAAGTGGCCTAATGGAAAAGCATCTTGCCACTCTGCTTTATGATTTAACATATCATGAGTTATTATTCGGTCATCTATAACTTCAGTCACGCATACAAACGCATCTAATTTAGTTTGAGTTAGTTGCATAATTCTAGCTAAGTCATGATAATCATGTGGGGATTTTATTAAGCTAGCTTTTACCCATTCAAAATCTGCTTTATTCAAAGTTTTAGGTGTAAGACATTTAGTTATTCCCCATGTAAAAGTTTCTATAACATGTGGTACTTGTTCGCTATGATATCCTATAAAGTCGTCATAATCACCCTGTCTTAGGTTTTTTTCATCTTGGATTTCGATCATCTTTTCAAGTATTTGCCTTGTATGATTTACCATGTCAATAGAAGTGGTTTTAAAAGATTCAGGTTCGCCCATCCAATCCATATAGTGAGAAAAAAACATATATGGTATATGTAGAGCATCAAACCTATAGGAACAACTGTTGAGCGGATAAGAAACCGCCGATTCTAGCGTTATGGATAATGGTTGATTGCAAGTAGACACTGCGTAGTATAACTCAAACAACTTATGTCCGAGAGGATAATCTCCATCATAAGCATCACCTACTAAACGCTCCCCTCTAGGTTTGAATGGACCTCTTAAATCTGTAAGCGGAGGATATACGCAACTGAGATCAAGAGTTTCTAGATTATTATTTCCAGAGAAAAAAGAATCGGCAAGTTTACTTATCTGACCCTTTCCTATAGATTTTGGATTATCGCTTAAATCTAATGTTTTTAGTGATGGGAGATGATTATCTCTTAAAAGATCAAAAATTAAATCCACTACATGCGAATCTACTGAAGTTAATTTTTTTAATGAAAGTGTGTGTAAAACTTGGATAGGAATAGTATCTGAGATAATTTGTTTATTAAATCCATCATAATCTCTACTATATTGCATTAATGTTTTTATTATTAAGGGAGAATATTTTTCAACTTCAAGAGTGTTATGTTTTGGTGGATTTAACTCTATTTTATATAGTTTTTCTTTAGCAATATCTATTCTTGCGCTCTTCTCGGCAAGAAACTCTTTGTCTTCCTGAGAGCGTATTTTCATAAGTTCTGCAACCTTAACTATCTCTTCTTCCTTCTCTTTTGCCTGTCGATTTGCCAGTGCCTCATACATTTTTATATTTTCTGCCCATACTCTTGCGTGTTCTCTTTCGTGCCATAACTTTTCTGAGGCGTCTTGCTCCGCTTTATATTTAAGCGCTTCGAAGACCTCAACTTGTTTAGCCGCTTTATCTACGTTTCGAGCTGCTATCACTCTATTGTCTATATAGTTAAAATTATGCGGTATATTTTTATATTGTTCCACTTTTGCAGCATAAATTTCTTTTGCTTGTTGAAGTTTAACAGTTACTATTCCTAAGGGAGTAGCTTCAAACTCTTTAGCTTGTTGTAGCTTATTAGCTATACCAGCAGCCTCACGTTCTTGCTGTTTTGCTAACTGAGCAGCATGAGCTTCTAATACTTGAGCCACTAATTGTTGAGTTTGAACTGTCTCTGCACCACTGCCCACATGAGATACTTTTTCTGCATAGAAATGTGGTATCTTTGGTGCGCCTGGCATGGAAGCATAAGACACAGGAGTTTTTGGAGCAAATGGCGAATATGAAGATACATGCAGTGGGGGCGCAGCTCCTCCAGCAGGCGGAACATAATGTATATGTTGGGGAAGGGGCATCGGCTCAGGGGGGGAAGATTCCCGTGGAATACATACTGCCCCGCCTAATCTATTGTCTATAGCAAGAATTGGAGCATTAAGCGGACATACATTAGCACCGCCCATATGACGCATTTCTCCTATCACTTTGAATTGTTTAGGCTCTTTGAATCCCTTTGACATTTTGTCCTTTTATCTAAATTAATTTTAAGTAGAGAGAATGTATTTAAATTAATTTTAAGTAGAGAGAATGTATTTAAATTAATTTTAAGTAGAGAGAATGTATTTAAATTATTGATTGCTTAATGTCAACTAGAATCACTAGATAAATCTAAGGTGATTTTCTGTGTCTTTCTTTAAAGGCTATCCATCAAAAATGGGTAGCTTTTTTTATTTTAAAATAATTAAAATAAAGTGTTGATATGTACTATAAGGGTTAGAAAAAAACTTGGTACGGAGCTACCCCCATAATGATTAGCGTTTCTTTGATATCTTTATTTTTCTTCTTTGTATCCAATAATGCAAATTGACGGCACTAACGCCGTATTTCCTTGCAATGGAGGCCTTAGAAGCTCCATTATCTAGGGCTTTTATTATTTCTCCTCTATGTAGATCTAGCTTGCTTTCTTTTCTGTTTGATTTTCCACGCGGCATTGCGCAGGTTATTTCTTCTTTATCGTTTTCCTTAAGGAAAAACGATTTAAGGTATTTAATAAAGGATGATAATAGGCTTTCTTTCATGAGGTTGCTTCTTAAATTAAGTTAGCAGTATATACATCTTCAAATAAATGTATATACTTATCTTTATTTAAGGATAAGTATATATGAAGACAATAGCAATATTAAATCAAAAAGGCGGCGTAGGCAAAACTACTTTAGCCACTAACATAGCAACAAAATTACATTTAAATGGAGCGAAAGTATTACTTGTAGATTCAGACCCGCAAGGCTCTGCTAGAGATTGGCATGCTGCTGGTAATAGCGAAATAGCAGTTGTAGGTATAGATAGACCAACCTTAGACAAAGATATAAAGAAAATATCTGATAGTTTTGATTGGGTTGTCATAGATGGCGCACCGCAATTAACTGATATGGCTATCTCAGCTATTAAATGTGCTGATCTGATTATTATACCTGTGCAACCTTCTCCCTATGATATATGGGCTTCTGAAGATCTTGTAGATATAATAAAACATAGGCAGCAACTTACAGACGGCAATCCAAAATCATATTTTTGTATTAGTAGAAAGATAGCTACTACTTCTTTAAGTACAGAGGTAGTAGAGGCTTTAAAAGGATATTCTCTGCCAATAATGAAGAGTTGCACATCTCAAAGAATTGTCTATGCAAAATCAGCGGCAGAAGGTCAAACAGTTTTTGACACTACTAATAATGATGCAATACAAGAGATAACAAATATCGTAAACGAAATAAAAGAAATAATAGTATGAGTTTATTAAAAGCGGGGCGTCCTTCGGTTAACAAGGTAAAAGCCTTGCAGCAATTAGAAAAAAGACAAGATCTCACTAAGATGAATTTGAACGTCACAAAAAGTTTTCATAAAGAGATAAAGCGTTATGCGTTAGAAAATGACATAACAATTACTGAATTGATACATAAATCTTTACAAGAATATATGAAGAAATAAATCTATAAAGAAAGGAGTATAAGAATATGGATTTAAAAGAAGAAACAACTCTTTTACGCACTGAACTAGAAAGACTTACAAATTTTGTTGATGGCATTGAGTATGATGATTTTGTTAATCAGCATAAGATCATGGAGACGCAAGACCTTATTAAGTTTTTATTAGAGCGGTTATGTATATTGTCGTGGGAGATAGAAAACAGGTATTGAAATGACCCTATCTTGGACAAAAGACAACAGATATTACAAACTCTTGTTTCAACCAACTCTATTCGGTACTATCGATATAGTACGTATTTGGGGTAGGATTGGGAGTAACTTGGGTGGATATAAGATTACTTCTTGTGATAGCGAAGAAGATGTGATTACTATTGTAAACAGTATAAAGAAACGTAGAAAATATAGAGGGTATAAAAATGACAACAATTAATAGTGCTGACTTACTGCAAATCATAACGAAAATAGAAAATATAGAACGTGAGAAGGTAGACACTTCGGAGCTACTGACTGATGCTTATAATGTATATTATAATAACAACAATCAAAGGAGAAAAATTATGACGTCAATCGATTCTGTTTTAATCAACCAATACGTAATAGTACGTACCTATTCAGCGGGGGTTTTTGCTGGCACTCTTGTAAAAAAAGAGGGTACGGAAGTTGAGTTAAGCAATGCTCGCCGTATCTGGTATTGGAAAGGTGCTGCTTCTCTTTCGCAATTAGCAGAAGAGGGGACAACTAATCCAGCTGAATGCAAATTCCCACAAGAAGTATCTCAAGTATTATTAAGTGGCGTGATCGAGATATTAAAAGTATCTGATGAAGCTATGCAAAGTATAAAAGGAGTCCCTGTATGGAAAAAGTAAATATTCTTAACTCTGGCGATGGCTCTGGCTATGGCTCTGGCCATGGCTCTGGCTATGGCTATGGCTCTGGCTCTGGCTATGGCTATGGCGATGGCTCTGGCTATGGCTCTGGCCATGGCTCTGGCTATGGCTATGGCTCTGGCTCTGGCTATGGCTATGGCTCTGGCGATGGCTCTGGCTATGGCGATGGCTATGGCTATGGCGATGGCTCTGGCTCTGGCTATGGCGATGGCTCTGGCGATGGCTCTGGCTATGGCTCTGGCTATGGTGCTGGCTCTGGCTATGGCTCTGGCGATGGTTCTGGCGATGGTTCTGGCTAATTTTTTACATAGAAATGGAGAAGAATAGATGAGTGAAGACCAATTTAATAGACTTAGTGAGAGCGATAAAAACTTTTGGACTCTATTGCAGAAAAATCTTCCAATAGGGTCTGACTATAAGGATAGAATGCGCGAGCTTCGAGAAGCAATGTATAATAGAAAACCAAGAGGGGAAGATGAGTGAAGAGGACGATGAAGCCGCTAAGAAAATGTTTTTTGTATGGGACAACCTATACTGGACTGATAAAAATGGAAAAAAAGAAATATAGATGAACTTACATTCCGTAGAAACGATGATACTAATAATAATTAATTCTTTAATATTTCCCGTCTAAAATACGTTGTAAAATAGCAACACTTTCCATAAGGTAGGTTATGTAACTTTTTTAGGTGTAATTCTTCGTTAAGGAATTTTAGGTTTTTTTGAAAAATGGGAAGTGTTCTGTCTTGATATAAATGAGCTAGCTATGGGTTCATTTTATCGCAGCGCAGAACTCATGCAGTTTATACCGAATGAGAAAAATAGTCAAGTGCCTTTTAATCTTCGTAGATAACATCTCGTTTAGCTATCTTCACTATCAAAACAACTAATTTGTTTTCTTGAAGATCACAGATAATTCTAAACTTATCTACTCGATAACGCCAACATCCCTTAAGATTGTATTTTAATGCCTTTCCCAGCAGTTTAGGATGTTCAAGTTTCAATACTTTATCTTTTAAATAGTTCCGTATTAACTGCTGAGCGTATTTATCTAACTTTTTTAGCTGCCTTCCTGCATCTGGCTCAAAATCAATTTTCCAGACCACAATCCCTCATCACTTCTTCCCAAGAGATAGATTTATTATTCTCGGCTAATATTTTCATAGCATCATTATAATCTTCTATGTCTTCTTGTAGTTCTAAAACATAATTTTGAATCGCTTTTAATACGATAAAACTTTTAGGTCTTTCCATTGATTTAGCAACTTCTGTTAAAGCTTTATTTAATGTCTCTGGTATACGTGCTGTAATAACGCTCATAATTTGATCCTCTTGATTAAACACTCAAATGTATTGTAAAGTATTCGTTTGTATACGTCAACAACATCTATTCTCTAAACCCTCAATTATTATGTTATAATGAAATGATAACTTAATTAATAATGAGGTTAATATGAGCAAAAAGTTTTTAACTCAGCATATCAATCAAGTATTTACTCATAGAAAAAACAGCGCGGAGAAGAAACTAACCGAGCAAAATAGCCTTCTAGCTACAAACCCTCCAAATTTCCAACAAAATGAAAATGCGGCTTTAAAAGAGCAGCAGGATCGTATTGCTCAAGAACAGTTAATTTTAAAAGCAAAACAAGCAATGACGATAAGAGAAAATGAAGTTTATAGGTTGCAACAGGAATCGGCTACTAAAGAGAGAATAGTATGCGAACAGTTACAAAAAGAAAAAGAGCAAGTAGCGCAACAGGTAATAGCTTTAAGAATAGAACAAGAAAAGATTAGTAGGGAAAAAATCGCTTTAAGAGAAGAACAAGACGCCATAGAGCAAGAAGCTTTTAGAGAAAGACAACAAATAAGAGAAGCACTTGAATTAGAGAGAGAACAACTAGCTAGAGAAAAAATGCTTTTAATAGCAGAACAAAAAAAAGCAGAAGAGAGAATCAATGAGTCTATGCAAGAGTTGGCAGTCAGAAATGAGGAAGCTCTTAGGGAAGGGAAACAAAATATTGATAAAAGGCAAGAAGCCGTTGAATTGAATTTAAAGAGAGAAAAAATCGTTACAGAGCAGCAAGTTCAAAACGAGTTAGAAGGTCCCGTGTTAGAAGGCGAAGACGAGGATTATTATTTTGTTCCATTAGCAGGTGAGGATAATAACTAAACAGATTTTTTAGAGAATATAAAAAAACGTGATAAAATATATCGTTATGTTCATATATTCGGTAACTTATCATGTTCAAAAACAGATTAATACTTTTTCTAACTACTCTAGTTGGTTTTAATTCCTTAGCTCTTGCAGAGCCAAGGGAAAGCAGCTTATATTTAAAAATGATAACTACAGTCAGCACAGTCTCTGATATTCAAGCAGTTGATGAAGAATTGAATTTTAATCTAAGCCACGAATCAAGCCTATCTCCTGCAATAGGTGTAGGTTTTGGTTATTACATTAATAATAACATTAGAGTTGATCTGATGTTTGAACATTTAAAGTTTAATTTCAATAAACAAGAATCTAGTTTTAATTGTAGCAATGATGACACCCTAACTACAGGAACTAAATCTGTTCGGCGTGCGACTTCCGGTAAATCTTTAATGCTTAATGGTTTTGTCGATATTGTAGATAGAAATAGTTTTAAATTATTTGTAGGCGTGGGAGCTGGAGCAGTACGAATAAAAGAAAAAGTAAATCATTCTTTGTCAGGAAATTCTACAATAGCTGACCAAACTTATACCTTTCCTTTGATAACTGAACGTTCTGCCAGCAAAGTGATAACTAAATTCGCTCATTCATTAATGCTAGGAACAAGTATACAGGTCAAGCCACAACTTAATATTGAACTAATGTATAGTTGGAAAAATTTTGGTAAAGTTAAGCATGATAATTTGATGAATAATCAATATAAAGGCCATCATTTCTCTATTGCTACACGCTTTGATCTTTAAGAAAACACTGCATGAATCAAGTATCTAATGAGCTATTGTCAAATGATTGGAAAGTAGCATTATCTGGCTTAAAACTAGACGATATACCTCTCTCTGTGTTACAGAGCCAAACTGACAAATTACTAGCAGAAGCTTCACTACATGAGTTTTTGAAGCAGGCTTGGTCATGGATTGAGGGAGATGTGCCGTTTATAGACGGTTGGCATATCAGGGCTATTTGCGAACATTTAGAAGCGGTTAGTAATAGGCAAATTAAGAACTTGCTGATTAATCTACCACCTCGTTGTAGCAAATCGACCTTGGTATCAATAGCATTTCCTGCCTGGTGTTGGATACGCAACCCTGGTGAGCGTTTTTTGTATGCTTCATACAGTTTTAGTTTAACGTCCCGTGATTCACAAAAATGTAGAGCGCTTATTCAATCGCCCTGGTATCAAAAAAATTGGGGTAACAGATTCCAATTACTTAGAGATCAAAATACTAAAAAAAGATTTGATAACACCGCGACAGGATACCGCATTGCTACATCTTCTGGGAGTGGAACGACTGGGGAAGGGGGAAGTATGCTTATTGCCGATGATCCCAATAATGCCTCTGATGGTATCTCAGATGTATATAGAGAGAATAGAGTAGATTGGTGGACAGGCGTATGGTCTACTCGTTTAAATGATAGAAAGAATGATTGTCGTGTTGTTGTGCAGCAAAGGATACATGAGCGTGATATCACGGGTTTTATATTAAGTCACGATGATATAAACGAATGGACAAAGCTTATACTGCCTATGGAATATGAAGCCGGTAGAAAAAGCAGTACCGTGGCTTTACCATCAACAAATGGCAAAATTTGGGAAGATCCTAGAACGGAAGAGGGAGCATTGCTATGGCCTGAAAAAATTGACTCTGCTGGTCTTGAAAGCTTAAAAAATTCTTTGGGTTCTCAATATAGGATAGCTGGTCAATTGCAACAAAGACCTAGCCCCTCTGAAGGTGGAATTATAAAAAAGGATTGGTTCTGCTGGTGGAAAGATAGCACTCCTCCGCAAATAGAGTTTATATTGCAAAGTTGGGACACGGCACTTACGGCGAATGAAATGTCTGCTTATTCTGCCTGTACTACATGGGGCGTTTTCTATGATAATAATCATATAGAGAATGTTATTTTGTTATCTATGTGGCGTGGAAGGGTAGAATACCCTGAACTTAGGGAACTGGCTAAACGTATGTACTTTGATTATAGGGACAGCGGCAAAACAAGAAACCCAGCGTTTAAGGGTAGACAAGTTAATCTGTGTCTTATTGAGGCCAAGGCTTCTGGCGATCCATTAATACAAGACTTAAATAGAGCGGGTATTAGAGCTATACCATTCATTCCTAAGGGCGACAAAATAGCTCGTGTACGGTATATAACTCCTTTAATTGAAGGAGGTAGAGTGTGGTTACCTGCTAGAGGGCCAAAATATGATACACTATTGCCTTTTGCCGATGAATTTTATGAAGCTGCCGCATCTTTTCCTAACGCCGAAAGTAGGGATTTAGTGGATACTATGACGCAGGCACTTACCAAATTGAGAGACGGACAATTCTTACAGAATCCTAGAGACGAAAGGCCAGTGCAAGCCTCAACAAAAGAGATAGTAGAATTCTATTAATATTCAAAGTTATCGTTCACAAACTCATCTAATAGAGTTTTTACGCCTTCTACGGTCGCAATTCCTTTTTTGTTATTAATACTCAAGAGCGGCAATTCATTTTTTAGAAAAATCTTATCAATTTCTAATGGCTTTGCTGCGATCGTGACAAGAAAGAAAACTGGCAGCTCTTTATCTACATTCTGAGTTCTCGGTTGGAAAACATTGCCCAAAAATTCCTTATGCTCCTTAATTATTATTTTAGTCCCTATAATAATATGCTCTTTTTCTTGCCTTAAAACATAGTATTCATCTAGCTTTGCGAGATGTTTTACAAATTTTTCAAGAATCTCAAACATGTGATACAATCTCCTGTGATATTAAATATACATACTATTAGTAGTATAGCATAGCCACCAGCGAATATTGAAGTTTTTGATAGGGCAAAAATATTCGCTGGCGTTAACCCAATGAAAAACATGAGGTTATTCATATATATATGAAAACTACCGATGATGATATTAGAAAAATCGAAGAGCTAGAAGATGGCTCAAGCGTGTATGAAATTGGCACACCTCCGGCACTAGAGGATAAAGACACCTCTTTTTACGATAATCTTGCCGTAAAATTCCCGGAAGAAGCTAGAAAAAAACTATCTACTCTATTACTTGACTCTATTAAACAGGATATCGAAGCTCGCCAAGACTGGATGGATTCAGTCGAGAAGGTTAAAAAATACCTTGGCTTTTCCTTAGAAGATCTGGATGCTGCTCCTTATAAAGGTGCTACTAGAACATTTGATACCACACTTTCTACTGCACTTATTCGTTTTTACGCAACAACTAGAGCAGAACTTTTGCCAGGGTCTGGACCAGCTGGATTTAAAATTACCGGAGTTAGCAATGAAGAAATAGAAAGAAAAGGCGAGGCTAATAGAGATTGGCTAAATTATTACTTAACCGTTCAAGATGAATCTTATTATTCTGATTTTGAAAGATTTTTACTTTATCTAGGTCTTTATGGAAGCGGCTTCAAAAAAGTATATTACGATCAATTATTAAAAAAACCATTAAGTCGTTTTATTCGGCCTGAAGATTTTGTAATTGATGGGGATTGTACATCAATTCTTGAATCGAGCAGACTAACTCATATTTTGCACCTTTCTAAAAGGGATATTATTTTAAATCAGCAGAATAAGATCTATCGAGATGCAGAATTATCTTATTTAAAAACTTCAGAAAACCCCGAAGACGAAGAGAAAGGTCCTAAAAAAGACGATGTTGATATTAGTGTATATACAAAACAATCATTGTTTCCTATATACGAAGTTCATACATACCTTAATTTGAAGGATTTTACTGATGATAGGGGGGACGAAACAGATAATGCCATACCTCTACCATATATAGTTACAATAGACAAAATTACTAAAGAAATACTGTCGATCAGAAAGAACTGGGAAGAAAACGATCCAGAGCAAAAAAGAGAAAATTACTTTGTTCAGTACAACTATTTGCCGGGTTTTGGCGTTTACGGCATAGGTCTAGCTCATCTTATCGGTTCAAATGCTATCACTCTAACAAAATTGCTTAGACAATTAGTAGATGCGGGATCATTTAAAAATCTGCCCGGCGGATTAAGAAGCAAAGGTTTTAAATCCCAGAACAACGATTTAATTGTAGGCCCTGGGCAATTTGTAGAAGTAGATACAGGCGGTATTCCCTTGGGCGAGGCTTTTATGCCTTTGCCTTATTCCGAACCTTCCGCTGCTCTTCGTGAGCTTAGATTAGAGATTGTCGCCCAGTGTAAAGAATTAGGGTCCACAAGCGAAATGGGGATGCTTCAATCAAAAGAAGATATTCCAACCGGTACTACTATTGCTCTTCTTGAGACAAACAATCGTATTCAGTCATCAGTTCTGCGTTCAGTTCACGTATCTTTAACTCGTGAATTGCAATTGATAGATAAGCTTTTTAGAAAAACTTTAGAATCAGAAGAGTTTAACTTTGGCAACTCACAAAGAACCATTACTGCTAACGATTTTCTAGAAGAAGTGAAGATTATTCCCGTTTCTGATCCTTCAGTAAATTCGACCACTCAAAAGATCTTAAAGGCCGAATCTATATTAAGGACAGCTCAACAAGCTCCTGAGCTACACAATATGAGAGAGGTGTTGAGACAGAATTATGAGGCACAAGGATTAGATGCGCAAGATATAGATAATATTTTAAAACCAGAACCACAAGAAGCAGAGGTTTTGCCGCTTGATCCTATTAGCGAAAACTTAAACGCTATGAAAGATATGCCTTTAAAAGCTGCTATTTGGCAAGATCATGCAGCTCATAAATTAACTCATGGGCTATTTGCACAAACTCATCCCGAGTTTCAACCAATAATTATGGCGCATGTCAAAGAACATGAGGCATTTGAATATTTAATACAAATGCAACAGTTACTAGGTCAAGAATTGCCTCCGTTAGAAGAGATTCAAGATCCACAAATACAAAATTCTATTGCTATGGCTATCGCGGGGGCGTTAGAGGAGTCAGGTATTGGTGATAACCAACAAGAAGCTCCAATTGATCCAAATGCGTTGCTAATGGCAGATATTCAGCAAAAACAAGCTGAAATAGAAGCTAAAGAAAGAATAGCAAGTCAAAAAACAGAAACAGATATCTTTAAAGCTCAATTAGATTTTGAAAAAGAAAAAGCCAAAATTGAATCTGCTGAGGATATTGCAAAACTCAAAACAGAAACAGACATCTTAAAAGCAGAATTAGATTTCGAAAGAGAAAAGGCCAAGATCGAATCTGTTGAAGACATGGCGGAACTAAAATCACAAACTGAATTAATTAAACAAGGAGTCCAAAATGACGGAAATTACTAAAAATATGAAGGCAGGTTATCAAGGCAAGCCTGATGCAATGCGCATGAAAGCTGAAAAATTACTTAATCATCCAGGCAAAGCAGATGACGTTTATTACTCAAAATCATGCGCCGATAAAAGCAGAATGAGAGCTTACAAAGAGGGTGGCTCAGTTAAAAAAGAAGGCAGTGAGATGGAATATATGCACGGTGGCATGGTAAAAAAGATGGAAGATCGTGTACGTACTGGAGCTTCAAAAAAAGATAAAGGTGGGTGTCAAAAGTTTGCAATGGGCGGCGTAGCTAAGATTCGCCATAAAGAAGCAACCGCCCAAGGTTTACCAATTAAGTTTAAAAAGAAATCATTAAAAGACGTTTTGTAAAATGCTTTTAAAAAGACTAGTTGAAAACCTACGTGAGGAAAAAAATAAAATCGAGAATTATGTCATTAGCGGGCAGATTCACGACTTTTCTTCATATCGATTTTCCGTCGGTCAAATCAAAGGTATGCAAGATGCAATAGACATATGTCAAAACATATTCAAAGGAAGTACAGATGAATAAAGAAGATTTAGGAATTGATTTAAATAATTTCTCAAAAGAAGAAGAAATCAGCAAGTTTAATGATATTGAACCTCAAGGGTGGACGATATTAGTTCGCCTTTATACTGAGCCGAAAGTAGTAAACGGCATTTTTAGACCCGATATCGTCCATGACGAACAACAATATAGAAGTTGCGTTGGATTAGTAGTCAAGAAATCCAAGGCCGCTTATTTAGATCCACGTTACGAACAAACGGGAAAATGGTGCGAGGTTGGTGACTGGGTAGTCTTCCCAAGGCATGCAGGATACAAAATACAATGCCATAACTTGCCGGTTTTTGTCTTAAAAGAAGATGCAATTGATCTTATCATTTCTGACCCGTCACACATAACAAGATAAATAAAATATATGGATAAATTATGAATTCAGAACAAAATGTCGTTAATACCGAGCCTTATCAAGAGCAGCAGGATACAAGCGGATTAGTCGAAATACAACAGGCCTTAGAAGAGATAGAAAAGTTACAAAACGGTCAGCAAGAGTCTCAAAAAATAGAAGAGCCTGAGGTATCAGGAGAAGAAGAAAGCCAAGAGGCCGAAGCCGAGGCACCTGTTGAACAAGAAAAGAAAAAAAGCAAAATCTGGAAAGAGAAAAAGCGCAAATACCAAGCTATTGCAGAAAAAGAAGCTTTATATCAAGAAAATTTACAGCTTAAACAAATGCTTAGCGAATCTTTAAACTCAGGTACTTATCACTATGGAAAAAGTGCTTATGCCGATTTAGATAAAGCAAAAGAGAACAAAAGAAGAGCCATAGAAGAGGGGGATTTGGATTCTTTATTAGAAGCAGACATCTCCTTAACTAAGGCTATACATACCATCAATGATTTAGAGAAATGGGCCTACACAGAAGAACGTGGAAAGCCTGCGCCTGCAAAACAAAATAACGATTATGAACAATCTGGATATACAAACCCTCGCTTTAACGAAAGAGAGCAAGAAATTGCCAAAGATTGGTTAGAAGATCATCAATATCTAGATCCTAATTCTGGGCAATATGACGTCAATATGGCGAATAAAGTTGCAAAATTTATTAATGATTTAGACGTCAACTTAAATCACAACGGGAATGAAGCTGCTCTTTTTACAGATGAATATTTTGACCATATTGATGATTACATATCAAAAATCAAAAAGGAATCGCCAAAGAATACAAAAAGCTTAGATGCCGTCGCCCCTGTAGGAGCAGTTAGAAATTCTTATACCTCTTCTATGAGTGGCAAGACTTCTGGTCCAACCCAAATGATTCTAACATCTGATGAAAAAAGAATGTGCAGCAATGCAGGAATCAGCGAAAAAGACTGGCTTAGATACAAATTAGAAGATTTAAAAAAAGGTAAATAATTATGTCACGTACAACAAGAGATAGCGAAGCGAGAACGCACGAAGCAAGAGAAGAATATAGCATGGATTATATGAGTCCTTTTACTCTTCCTGAAGGTGTAAAGAAAGATGGATATTCTTACAGGTGGGTGAACACAGGAATAAAAGGCGAAGCTAATTTTAGAGTAGAAGAAATGGCTGCAAAAGGATGGACTCTAGTTCCTTCCGACAGAGCCCCAGGATACTCTTTTGATCCATTAGAGCGAAATGCTTTATCTAGAAAATATATTTCTTATAAGGATGTGATTTTGATGGAACGTCCAGACGTATTCTGCAAAAGAGCGACACAAGCGTTTAATGAATTGAATGCAAATAAAATAAAGTCATTGCGAGGCGTTAGTAATGATCTAGGAGGGTTTGCTGCTCCACTAACCTCTATAAATAATTTTTAAATATGCCTTACACCGTAGTAAATGGTAGTACAGTCTACCCCACACAAGTATCGTATCAGTTAATCACACTAACTGATGATATTGTTTTGTCATGGCCTTCCTCTTTTGTTGGTGGCCCAATAGCTGCTGGATTCAATGACGTTGATCCTGACCAAGCTGGGCGGGAAATCACCCTTCCAGATGCGACACTCGCGGCAACTGGTACGGATGTAATATTTAATAATATTTCTCTTTATACCTTTAACATACTAAAAAACGATAATACCTTCTTACACACTTTGAATCCTGGAGATATTGTAGACTTTAAACTCTATGATGTATCAACTGCGGCTGGATTATGGCGTATTATCCCGTTTGGAGGAGGGTATAATGGTATTACAGCATTCGAAGCTAGCAGTTCAGACAATTCGATCGACATAACTAACGGTAATGTAGTTCCACCTGGAGCTATAATTGATTTTAAACTTCCGGCATCCATTTTTAACTTAAATAATGTTATTACAACAGGAATACCGGTAATCAAAAGTGCAGCACCCTTAACATGGGATACTACCACTATAACTGCGGGTACTAATATTAATGTAACGGATGGTGATGGTATTTTAGCTGATCCTGTAATCAATTTGCTGCCAGATGTATCTAACTTAAATTCGCTTCAAGTTGGCTTTTTTGATATTACAGGCAACACTTTGCAAGCTACAGATAGTAATACTGATCTTCTTTTTGCCACGAGTGGCACTGGAAAACTTGATCTTAATGGGGTGTTGATTGATGCAAATGGAAATACTGCGATCTCAAATTTAACTGTTTCTGGCAGTTTTAATAACCCATTCACTCCGAAGGCGTGGTGTATATTTACCGATACTATTGTTGGTAATTCTAATTCAATAGTTATTGAGGATAATTCTAATGTAACTTCAATCTCTGGAAGCGGCGGTTATTATCAAATATTCTTTAATACACCTATGGCAAATATCAATTATGGAGTAATGATATCGTTAGGAAGCCTTGGTACGACATTACCACCCATTGTATATAGTGGGTTTTGGACAACTAGAAATCTTAGCTCCGTCATTATTTCTGTAGTTGATGCTAGTGGAGAGTTAGTAACTGCTTTACCTTACGGGGCTACAGTTATGATAATGTCCAGTTAAAGATGAATTTAAAAATTTAATAATAAATTATCTATTGACGAAATGAATAATTTTAATACAATTAACCATTAGTATTCTTGATTCACAAGAAGTTTAAAGTTTCTACGAAACTCAAAATCGTATTTTTTGGTTCTTCCTTATCCATCAAAAGGAACTTGTCAGGCAAGACGTTAAAACGTTGCATCGGTTTATCAAATCTATCCTTAAAAGATTATCAAATTACTTAGTTTCTACGAAACTCAAAATCGTTTTATCGGTCTCTTAAATCTCTACCTTAAAAGATTTAAAAAAAATAATTTTTTAAATTTAAAACAAGAGGTTTCTATGGCTTATGGTGTAAATGGACCATTCGGCTTAAGACCACTCTCATCAATCAATGGTGGAAGCTGGACTGAAAAAACAACAGAATATTCTATTTTTGCTCCAGAAGATGGAGTAGCAACATATGGGGCATCTATTTTTACTGGTGATCCGGTAGTTTGGAATCCGGCACTTGCTCAAGCCGGTACAGTTGCAGTTTATTTGCCTGCACGTGCGGTGGCTACGCCTAGTACATATTCGGCACTCCCTATTCTTGGAGTATTCCAAGGTTGTGAATATATTACTCCTGCTGGAATACTTATCAAGTCACCTTATTGGCCAGCTAGTACACCAGTTTTAGCTGGTAGTGTAATTAAATGTCTTGTTATTGATGATCCTAATGTTGTTTACGATATTCAAATATCAACTCCAGGTGATGTTTTAGCTAATGCCCGCTTTCCTACTATCAATGCTACTGCTGCAACTTATCCAGCTCAGTTTGGCCGTAATCTTGCTTTAGATATTGGAATTGATGCTGACCCTAATCCTCATCAGAATGTATTTAATCCAACAACTGGAAATACTAGAACTGGACAATCAGCTTTCTATGCTGTTGCAAGTTCAGGGACAGCTACGAATCCTTTGACAAACGATTACCTAAAAACAACTGCTACCCTTCCATTAAAGGTTCTTGGTTATACTCAAGATCCTCAAAATGTAGCAGGGCCAGGTTTAACAATTGCAACAACGCCATTCTTAAATGTTAGAGTTACCATTAATAATCATGCATTTGGCCACAATACTGTTGGCGTAGCATTAGCTTAAAGAGGATAGAAATAATATATGATAAATACCGGACAAATCGCTCAGTTACTCCGCCCTGGTTTAAAGGCGGTATTTGGGCAATATCCAACATATCCTGAACAATGGACAGAGATATTTAAAACGTACCAATCAGACAAGTATCAGGAAATTGAAGTTGAGATGAAATATCTTGGCGCAGCTGATATAAAACCAGAAGGACAACCTATTGCTACTGATAGTATGGGACAAAGAATTGTGACCAACTATATTCACAAAAGGGTTGGTTTAAGCTTCACAATTACTAAAGAAGCCGTTGAAGATAATTTGTATCAAAATCAGTTTCCACAACAAGCAATTTCACTTAGAAATTCTTTAAGGGTGACTAAGAATATTCTTGGTGCAAATGTATTAAATAATGCTTTTAATGCAGCTTATCCTATCGGTGATGGTCAATCTGTATGTTCTGCTGCTCACCCAATTGATGGTGGTGTATTCTCCAATGCTTTTGCTGGAGCTGCTCCAAACGTTGATTTTAGTGAGGCGGGAGTAGAACAAGCTATTATTTTGATTCAAAAATTCCCAATGCAAAGTGGGATTTTGTCTCAAACTATGGCTAAAAAACTTATTTTACCGAGAGAGTTGCAATTCGCTGCCTCTAGGTTGCTTAATTCTGCTTTCCGTGTGGATGTAGCAAACAATGATATTAACGCATTGTATCACAATGACTATATTCCTGACGGTTACAAAATTAATCAGTATCTAACTTCGGCTACTGCTTGGTTTATCATTACTGATGCAGAAGATGGGTTAAAACATTTTCAAAGAACACCGGTTGAGACTGATACTTACGTCGATTATCCAACAGATAACGTTATGGCTAAGGCTACTGAGCGTTATTCTTTTGGTGTATCTAATCCACGTGGGATATTTGGTTCACCTGGAGTTTAATTAGCAATGTGCAATTTATGCACATTGGAGTTGAATAATTAATGGTAGGAAAATTAGAAGTTAAATATCTAATTTTCCTACTCTATTTCAAAGGAGGATCGGTTTATGGCTAGATATTTAAGATATGTTTTTCCAGTGGCTAATAATTTGGATGTCTGCGCGCTGCAAAATACTGCTGGTGCGGCTAATCTTGTTTTAAACGGCAACCTCGCTAATCAAGTTACAAATCAGGTATCATTTATTGATCGTGGATATAGCAGATCAATTTCTCTTACTTCTGCAAATAACCTTGGGGGAGTGAACTTTACTATAAGCGGCATTCAAAATGGAGTTCTTATTACCGAAAATTTAGCAGGGCCTAACAATAATACTGTTTATTCAGCACAAATTTATGACAAAATTTATTCCATAACAACAGACAATGCAGTAAACCAGGTAAGAGCTGGCACGGGATATACTGGTTTCTTCCCACTGATTAATATTAATCTTGAGCGAGATAATATTAATTATATTTTGACTACATCAAAATTAACTGCTGCAAGTATTCACACAACTATTTTTAGTACAGTTTTAGATATTAGAAATAATGGTGCAACTTTTTTAGCTGCTGTAGCTAATAATTTTAATCTATTTCAGATAAAAGGAAATGCGGCAGAGAATCAATATATCTTTCCTGCTCCTCCTTCGGTAGCTGACCCATATTTTCAACCATCACCACCATACAATTCTCTCCTCATCTATATCAGCGGACAAGCGGGAGAGGTAGTCAATAGTATTGATATGAATTTTAGACAAATATAAGGATTTGATATGGCGCACAGTAGAGCAAAAAGAGAAATAATGGCGAAATCTGGAAAAAACTGGATTCAAGGAGCTATTAACCCAGAACACAAAGGTGCTTTACATAAAGACTTAGGAGTTCCTGAGGGCAAGAAAATTCCTGAGAAAAAACTAGAAAAAGCCGAACATTCTAAAAATTCTTTAACCAGAAAAAGAGCTAATTTAGCTGAGACATTAAGGGTTTTTGGACAAAAATAATAATTAAAAAGAGATGTCTCAATGTCAACTTTTACCAAACTAAACTGGCCAATACAAGATTTATCTGCTGTAGCTGCGTTGCAGAATTTAGCATTGCCTGGTAATCTAGTATTAAATGGAACATTTGCAGATCCTAGTATTCCTAACCAGATTTCTTTTATTAAAACAAAAGTTATAAGATCAATATCAATTAGTTCTTCTACTAATAATTATACTGGTACATCGTTTATAATTGCAGGGCTTCAAAATGGTGCTTATGTGACTGAGACCTTTTCTGGTCCAAATATCGGTGGCACAGTATATGGCACAAAATATTATGACATTATTATATCAGTAACAGCAAGTACAGCAGTTACTGGGATTAGAGCAGGAACTGGTAACGCAGGATTTTTACCTTTGATTGTAGTTAATACTGTTGCAACAACTGTTATTAATTATTCTGCGACAGTATTGTTACCAGCCGGTTCAGGTATTAATTATTCATTATTTCAAACGCTAGATGAAGTTAATAACAATTATATTGCTTTTGATAACCAAATTACAAAATTTTTTCCTTCTTTAGGGTTTGTCAATGAAACCTCCTCGCAAATAGGAAATTCAAGTGAGATTACTAATTTTGTACTATTAAAAGTTAATAGCTCAGCAACCCCTATTACCGATACTTTTGACTTTATATTTTTACAGGAGTAATATCAATGCTACCTACTTCTGGAACTTTTAATTTTCAATCTATTCAAATTGAGCTTATTATCAGAGAAGCTTTTGAAAGAATAGGTATTTTAGGAGAATTTGTAGAGCCTCAAAAATTGGATTCAGCTAAAAGAAGTATTGATCTTCTTCTTTTAGAGTGGATGAATAAAAGTATAAATCTTTGGACTCTAGAATCTAGTTATCTGTCTCTTGTACCTGCGCAGATACAATATACTTTGCCTGTTACAGTTAGTAACATCATACAAGCAAATCTTAGAACATCAACACGTCAATTAGATGGAACTCCTGCTGCTAGTAGTGGTAATGCTGTAAATGCTTTTGATGGAGATCCACTAACTGCTTGTACTCAAAATGCTCAAGATGGTGACATTTCATATGATTATGGGGTAGGAGAAACTCAGCAAATTAACTTTGTAGGTATTCAGTCTAATGCCGATCTTACTTATTCTATTATAGTAGAAAGTTCACTAGATAATGCTGCTTGGCTTCCATTAGCTACAATTCCAACATCAAATTTTATTAAAGGCAGCATTATATGGATTGATGTGCCTACTCCTATTGATGCTAGAGCGTATCGTATAAGAGAAACCGGCGGTGCAACGCTCGATATTCAAGAAATTTATTTTAATAATAATATTATTGATATACCAATAAGTAATGTAAGTAGATATGAATATTTGAATTATCCAAACAAGAGATTACAAGGCCGTCCAAGTATTTATTATTTAGATCGTCAAATTACCCCAGTTCTTAATTTATGGCCTGCGCCTACTAATCAATATAATTGTTTGCTATATTCCTATAAACAAATGATCCAGGATGCTGGGGCTTTTTATACTAACGCTTTGCAGATTCCATCACGTTTTTACCCTGCTTTAATATGGGGTTTAAGTTATCAACTTGCCTTAAAATATAATCCTCAAGTAGCTGGTGCATTTAAAGGCGAATATGAGCAATCATTTAATCTTGCAACGGTATCAGATTCTGAATCCGTAAACATCAGTATTCGTGGAGATGAAGACTATGGAGAGGTTTAAATGAGTTGGGTTAATCGTTGGAAAGGGAAAAATGTAGTCATTGACGCAGACAACCCTTCAGCACTTGGAGTATGTGATGAGAGCGGCTTTGATTTTAACCATAAAGATTTGGTTAAGCAAATGGAATGGCGTGGTGATAGGTTAGTATGGACTGGTTTAATGGTTGGTAAGCCTTATTTAGATGTGCCGTCAGAACAAAATAGACCACCACTTGTAAAAGCTGACCCGCGTCCTGTAAAGAATCCAAGAGTGCCAGGCAACGATGCTTATTCTGACCCTAATGGAAATCCAGTTTTACCTAATACACAATTAACGACAAAACTACAAAATATTCATTGGGGAGGTTGACATGTTATTTGTCTTCATTGCTCTTGATTTAGCTAACCTAGTATGTGTTGCAGGCACGGGAGCCTATAATTATTGTAGGCGCTTATGTCAAAGCAATGATATAGCCTATCAACAGCAAAACGATGGTGCAGCACCTCTTATTCACGAGGAGGCGATAGTGCCTCCCGATCCCCATGAAGCAGAGATGGCAAGGTTTAGAGATTGGCAGCGAGCTAACGAGGGAGCTGTAGCTCGTCAGAGGCAAGAAGAAGAAAAATATAATGCCGCACATCCTCAATTAGATAATAGGATGTTACAAAATCTTGCTCCTCATGAAAGGTTAGAAATAGAGCGTTTTAGATCAGATGAAAGATGGGAGGCTACCCGTTTGGCTATACTTACTCTTTCTGCGGAAAATAGAGTAGCGTTACATGATGCTGATATAGCTATTTTAGGTGATTTAGAAGCAAATGAGGATGCAATAAATTAATATGAAATTTGATGTTTTGCATAATTTTATTTCGCCCGTTACAGGTAGAATACTTTGTGATCCCACTTATGTATTAGTAGGTGATAGTAATGGTATTGCGATGCCTTCTCCTATCTTATCAAATATACTTGATGCTTCATTTGTTATAGGGTCTCCAAATGCATCATTGCCAAATGCTCAAGTATTAGATTCTTTAGCTAATGGCTATATATATAATACTGCTGGCACTATTAGTACAACTCCAACAGTTATACCTTTTCTTACCGAAGGTTATTTGTGGATTGGTGATGCGACTAATACTCCTACGGAATATAGAACTATCACTATTGATAATTTGCCTGATTTAGGGCAAACAATAGTACCAGATCCAATTGGAGGTTTTGTAGGTCAAATATGGGAAGGAAATAACTTAGGTAGACCAGAAATATCTAATCGTTTAGGTGCTATGTTTGCTGATCTAATATTAATCAATGCAAGATTTGCTCTTGCTCATTTTGTTTTAAACGAAGGGAATCCACTTCTTAGGTTGGCTATGCCATCTTCTCAATTTCTTGAAGACTTAGCGCCAGGCGGAATAGCAAAGATAGAAGCTAATGGTCAAATATCTATAGCAGCAGCAGGAACGGATTATCTAGATGTTGGTGCGCCTCCTCCAGGTGATGGAGTTATTCCTATTTTAGAACCTGGGCCATATCCCCCAAATCCTAAATTAATATATCCTTCTACTATTCATATTATTGGCACTGATGATGTTATAGGAATTAATTCTTTAAAAGGTAATATTCTTTCAGCAAAAAATGCTGTAACAAGTGATGATATTATGGTTTCCAAAAATAATATACAAACCAAAGAGCTATTGTTGTCTGATCAAACTCCAGCTTTTACAAAATTTGCTATATTAAAAGGCCCAGTTCTTTTGTTGAATGATGTTGAATGGGTTTTGCCAGATCAACAAGGAATAGCGGGTCAGGTGTTAACAAATACAGATGGTACACAATTACAGTGGGCTAATAGTAATGGAAATGTCTCAGGCCCGGATCCAGCGGTTTCACTTAATGAAAGTCTGGCTATCTGGGATGGTACTACAGGCAGGAAGATAAAAGATTGCGTTATTACTGTTGTTGGTGGACAAAGTATAAAAAATATAAACTCATTATATGTAAATAATACTATCACTTCTACAGATATATTTGCTGATAACCAAATTGGAGCACGTGAGGTTTCTTTTTTTGATAGTGGATTTAACAATAACGTATCTTTTATCGCACCAGATGTCATACTTAACGATGTAAAATGGGAATTGCCAGCGACATCCGGGAAAGCAGGTCAGGTTTTAACAAATACTACGGGACTCACAGGTCTATTAGATTGGACAAATTCTGCCAGTTCTGATGCTTTGTATATATTACAGGCTGGTAATGTAACTTTGCCTAATGCTCAGGCTTTGGATCAACTTATAAGTGCAGACCCTAGAGATCCCAGAATTTTAAAAGCAACAGATGTTGGTGTAGTTGAGTTAGCAGTAGAAAGAACTGATTACGGCACTGTTTCAGGTCCTGCAATTTCAGGTCCTGAGAATATTGCAATATGGAATATTGATGGCGATGGTAGAACACTTGAAGATAGTGGGTTCTCAGTTGCTGAATTAGAGGCATTAGCTGAAGAAGCGGCGTTATCTGCTGAAGAATCTGCGGCATCGGCGGTTGAAGCTTCTGCTGCCGAAGCTTCTGCTGCGGCAGAAGCGGCATCGGCGGCGGCATCGGCTGCTGCTGCGGCGGCATCGGCGGCGGCAGCACTTCTCATCTCTCTCTTTGGAGTAAGACGAGGTAAACAAGGAGCGACTGGGGCTACTGGGGCGACTGGTTTAGTTGGCCCACGAGGAGCAGCAGGGGCGTCAGGCAGGACTACACTTATAATAGATAGTAATATTAATGTTGTAGGTGGTAGAATACAAGATATAGCCGCATCACCACAAGCTGATTATGATGCTGTCAACGCTAAATGGGTGTGGGACTTACTTAATGATAATGTTGAAATAAAATGGGAGTAATATTATGCCAATGAGCGTTATAACAGTCGCTGGAATCAATCCAATTTTGAATATTCTGGGAGCTACCCAGCAATTGAATTATACTCAGCAATTGTCGTTATTACAGATTAATAATAGTTTTATTCCGACTATAGGTATTCCTTCTCAGTTCAATATGGAATATAGGAACAATTTGTTCTCTGGTTTTAGGTGGACTCATCTAACTACTAATACCGATACTTATGGTTCTTTAACATTACAGAATTTTGTCAGTGCTTCTCTTACAGGTAATAATTTAATAAGCTTTGACAATACTGGGATCACTATATTCACATCATTAAACCTAAATAGCGGAGCAATCACTAATGCTACATGGAATGGGAATACCATAACAGTTCCATATGGAGGAACAGGAAGAACTGCAACGACACCGTATTCAGTTATTTGCGGTGGTACTACAGGTACAGGAGTTTTGCAGTCAGTAGCTAACGTAGGTGTTATTGGACAAGTACTAACTTCCCAAGGAGCGGGAGTTTTACCTATTTGGAGCAGCGTAGGTAGCGGCACAGTAACCTCTATTACAGCGGGTACTGGGTTATCGGGTGGCAATATAATTACTAGTGGAACGATTGCTATTGCAAATACGGCGGTAACAGCTGGGAGTTATACATATGGAGGCTTTACAGTAAATGCACAAGGGCAACTAACTGCGGCATCAAATGGATCTACTCCATTATTAGTTTCTAATAATTTATCTGATTTAGCTAATACATCTATTGCAAGAACGAATTTAGGTTTAACTAATATTGCGACTCAAAGCGTAACACAAAACTCTGTCTTAATAGGAGCAGCATTAAATGCTATTACTTCACAAACGCTTACTAATGGACAATTGTTAATAGGTTCGACAGGAGCTGCTCCAGTATCAGCTGCTCCAACTAATGGAACAAATATAACTTGGACTACTGGAGCTGGAAGTTTGATAGCTAATTTAACTGGTCAAGTAGGCGTGATTAATGGGGGCACAGGAATAGCTAGTACTACGGCTTACGGAGTTTTATGTGGCGGAACTAGTGCAACGGGAGCATTGCAATCCGTTTCAGGTCTAGGCACGACTGGTCAGACATTAACTTCATTAGGAGCGGGGGCTCTTCCTGTATGGGAAACAAAAACTTTTTGCAATATTGCAATGTCAGGGAATGTCATAGTTACAACTGTTGCAACCGCAAATGTCTATGTAAAAGTCGCTGGGATTACTACTCTTAACTCTAGCAACTTATTTTCAATGCCGGCAAATAATAGAATTACCTATAATGGCAGTAGATCAATTAATATTCTTGTGGATATCACATTAAGCTGCTCTCATAATGGCGCTGCTGGGGTCTTTGACACGTTTACGTTGTTTAAAAACAATGTAATAATTAGTAGCATTGCACCAATTAGTATAAACCCAGGGAGTAGCAGAAGTTCAGTGGCCATTAGTGCCATTATTCCGATGGTAACTAATGATTTCCTTGAAGTATTTGCGACTGCTAGTGCAAATACTACAAATATAACAGTTCAAAGCCTTAATTTCATAGTTACTCAATTATAAAATTTTAATTATAAAAATAGGACAAAGCTGTTATAATAAATATACAGTTTCTGCGAAACTTAAAATCGCATGCTGGTTTTTCATTCTTCACCTCAAAAAGAATTTTGATAATTTAAAATTAGCAAAATTTTTATGCCTAAGCCAGCAATTACTACTTTTTCAAGCGTAGCGGTTAAACCCAGTTCAACAAATAAAGATAATGGTCTTTACGCACCTCAACTAACTGCGGCACAAATAGCGGCTATTCCAGCAAATACCCTTGTTAATGGGGCTATCGTATATGATACTGATGTAAATCTTCTTAAGAGTTTTGTGAATGGTGTACTTGTAGATGTAGGTACTGGCCCAGGTGTTGGTGATGTTGTTGGTCCAGCTGGAGCGAATGGTAATAATATAGCTACTTTTGACGGTGCTACAGGCAAACTAATTCAAGATAGCGGCGTTGTTATCGGACGCG